CCGTGGGCGATCGACCCACCGCCTGAGCCGGAAGTGCCTGATGAAATATACCAGAAAATAACCGCGTTTGTACAGCAAGAGGCGCAACAGGCGGCCCAAACTCTGCAGACTGTCGGTCAACCCCCACCGTCACCTGACGACGTCCAGCAACGGAAGGAAGCGCTCTTTTCGTCTGCGGAGGATGCCGCGCGCAAGAAGGCGAAGGAGCAGGCGCGTCGGTCGACCGACAAGATCGACGAGCTCTTGCATGAGGGGTCTTTCTACGACGCCCTCTCCGACATGATCACGATGATCCCGATCTTCCCCTTCGTCTGTTTGAAGGGTCCAACGGTTCGCATGGTTGTAGAATTGGAGTGGCCCAAGGAGGGCGGCCAGCCAGTCGTGAAGCAGGTCCCCAAGCTGTTTTGGTCTGCCCCGAGCCCGTTTGACATCTACTTTACACCCGGCGTTTCGGACATCAAAAATGCTGAAGTTATTGAGAAAATGCGGTTCACCCGAGCCGAAATCAATGATCTCCTCGACCTCCCAGGATACTATCAGCCTGGCGTTCTCGCCGTCCTGGATGAGTACGGTCGCGGTGGGCTCTACGACAATTGGGACACCCCGGATGCCGAGCGCGCGGTCCTCGAAAACCGGGAGAACCCGGCCTGGAACCGCAGCGGCCTGATCAGCGTCATGTCCTACAACGGCAACGTCCAAGGGCGAATGCTCAAGGACTATGGGGTCCAGATGCCCCCGAACGACTCACAAGGCCTGCGGGACTACAACTGCGAGGTCCTCTGCATTGGCGCGCATGTGATCCGCGCAAATCTCTCTGTGTCACCACGCAAGCGTCACCCTTATTATATTACCAGCTTCGACAAGGTGCCAGGCGGCATCATCGGCAACGCGCTCGGCGAGCTCATTGGCGACCTCCAGGAAGTGGCGAACGCCACCCTGCGGTCTCTGGTCAACAACCTCTCGATCGCGTCTGGCCCTCAAGTGGTGATCGACGAAGGGCGGCTCTCCCCCACGGAGAACGCCGACGACATGTACCCCTGGAAACGCTGGCGGGTGCGCAACGATCCGATCGGCGTGAACACGAACAACGACAAGGGCCCGATCTGGTTCTTCCAGCCGGACAGCAACTCCACAGATTTGTTGAAGGTCTTGGACGCTGTCATCACGCTTGCGGATGACGTGTCCGCTATCCCCAAATACCTCTCTGGCCAGAACGCCGGCGGTGCCGGCCGGACTGCATCCGGGCTTGCCATGCTCATGGGCAACGCCAGCAAGATCCTGCAGACGGTCTCGGGCAACATTGATCGCGACATCTTTCAGGAGGCGCTCGCGTCTCTTGAAGAGCTGATCCTGCTCACCGATACCACGGGTGTCCTGACGGGCATGGAGAAGTTCGTCGTTAAGGGCGTCCAGGTCGCCATTCAACGCGAGACGCAGCGCCAGCGCCAGCTCGAGCTTCTCCAACAGACCAACAACCCGACTGACATCCACATCATGGGGATCAAGGGTCGCGGCGCGCTGCTCCGTTCGGTGTCCGGCCAAGTCGGCCTCGCCGGCGAGGAGATCGTGCCGCCCGATGAAGTCCTGGAGAAGATGCAGAAGGAGTCGGAGAAGGGCGGGCAGGAGAAACACATCGCGGATGCCGTGCAGCAGGGTATCGTTGCTGGCACTAAGCAAGCCGTGACGCGGATCGTCTCTGAAATGGAGGCGGGCGTGCTCGCGCAAGGTTTCATGATGCCGGAAGGCGCGCCGACCCACATCGGCACGCCTGGTCAGCTACCGCCTCCGGGCGGTGGAAGTGGGGCGTCGCCGGGTGCGCTCCCGGGGGCGCCACCAGGCGGTAGCAATGGCGCGTCTCCGCAAGGAAGCCCGGGAAATCCTCATGGCCAGATGTCCGCGGATGACGGACCTCAGACGGCCCTCATCGGCAAGCCTGCTCCCGCTCAACCGAACCAAGCGATCTCCGGGGGACCGCACTGATGGCAAAAATTACCGCTGCTCCGCCTTCCACTGCGCCGCGCGCGCCGGACAAGCACAACTGGCCTACGGTCAACATCGTGACCACGAAGACAGGGAATACCGCGACCCATAATCAGGTGACTGGCGCTGTCGGCGTTGGCACGAAACAGTTCTACGATAGTGGCGGTAACGTGCCGGGATTGAAGACTATTCACATCGCGGGCTACAGCGCTCCGGGGTGATTAACCTTTCGCTAACTAAAATCGTCTAACAACGACGAGAATTTGTCGCTCAGAGGATCTGACGCCATGGCCGTCCTTAGCTCCAACCACTACGACGACAACACACTGTCGCCGATCCTCAAGCAGGTCGTCGATCTCGTTAACGCGGGTGGAATTGGCGGGCCGACTGGTCCGACCGGCTTTACTGGCCCGGGTGGTGGACCGACTGGTCCGACTGGCCCCACTTCTGCCACGGGTCCCACGGGTCCCGCGATTGGCGCTCAAGGCCCTGCCGGGCAGCAAGGTGCTGGCGGAGCCACGGGTGCGACGGGTGCAACCGGCGCCACGGGCGCGACGGGTCCCCAGGGCGCACAAGGCATCACCGGCGCGACGGGCATGTACAATGGCGTCACCGGCCCAACTGGTGCGACTGGCACCGGCGTGACCGGCCCGACGGGCGTCACAGGTCCAACTGGTGTCACTGGCCCGACTGGCTTCACTGGTCCGGGCGTCACCGGCCCAACCGGCCCGACGGGTGCAACCGGCGTCACCGGCTACACCGGCCCAGGCTTCATCTTCATCGCCCCGACGTCCGACCCGCACATCGCTAACGCGGTTTGGAACAACGGTGGCACGCTGACGGTTTCCGCCGGTTGATAGGGGTGCACGATGGTTGATCTGACCAGCAAGGGCATCCCCTCTCCGGGAACGAAGCCCGAGACTTACGATCGGAATTTCATCGGCCCCGTGCTCAAGAGGGTCGTGGATGTCCTCAATCAAAGAAACGTGTACGGCCCCGCCGGACCTACTGGTAAGGCTGGCCCGTCGACCACGACTGGTGCCACCGGCCCGACGGGCCCTGGCGTCACCGGCCCGAGCTCCTTCGCCGCGGGTCAAACTGGCGTTACCGGCCTCACCGGCCCGACTGGCCCCGTAGGCCTATCTGGCGGCGGCCTTACTGCGCGCGGCACGGGTCCGACCGGCGTCACCGGCCTGACCGGTTTCGCCGGCCCGACGGCTGACCCTTTCGTGCCGGGACGCACTGGCGCGAACAGCGCGACTGGCAATACTGGGCCAACTGGCTTCGCTGGTTTCAGCGGCAACAGCAACAAGACCGGCCCGACCGGCGTGACTGGTCCGACCGGCTTCACCGGCCGCGCGGGCCCGATCGGCAAGACGGGCGGCAACTGGCGCTTCATCGTTCCGACGTCCGACCCGCACATCGCGGGCGCGGTCTACAACGCGACAGGCGGCGCCACAGGGGGCTTGCGTATCTCGGGAGGCTGAGTTAGCTTCCCGACTCCTTCCCCTGGGAGATCGCCTTGGATCATTTCCTCTACGATGCCATGCGCCACGTGCGCGCCGCGGGCTACGTCATTATTGACAGCAAGCGCGTGCACGAACTCAAAGTTCAAGCCACGATCAACGATGCCGAACTCATTTATGAGAAGGCGGACACACGCGCGCTTGTGCAGAACAAACTGATCGAGCGCCTCACTGCTGATTTGACGGAGCACCTAGAGCTTCTATCCTGGCGCTACACCCAGGATGCGAGCGTCGGCCAGGTCATCATCAAAGCCACCCTGCTTGCGATCGAACCCCGTTGGAAAACCGGGGAGCCGAAGCCGTGAAGCTCTTCTGGAATGCCATCGTTAAGGACGAAGCGACGCGCATAGAGCGTTGCATGAAGGCCCTCATCGAGCACGTCGATGGGGCGATCATCCTGGACACGGGGTCCACGGACAACACCATCGCTCTAATCATCGACTTTTTCGCCGCGCACAAGAAGCCGTGCGAGGTTGTGATTGGCCGGTTTGAAACATGGGATCAAGCACGCAATGACGCTCTCAAATTGGCTCGGGATTCTATTTGCCCTTGGGATTACCTGCTTCTTGTTGATGCTGACATGGAGCTGCTTGTCACCGACCGTAACTGGCGAAGTGAAATTTGCGGCGGCGCCGCTTACGAGATGGTTCAAGAAGCAGGCACAGTGGTTTACACCAACGCCCGACTTATCTCACGAGTGGCCACAGGTAACTATCGAGGTGTCACGCCC